ATCTGTATCTAAACAACCCAAATCTTCGTATTCATATATAGGTTCACCAGTAACATCATCATATGTTGTTTCTATGATATTATTTTCGTTTTTGTTTCCACATCCTTCGGCACATTCAGCTGGTAAATCTTCAGTATCCCATCCGGGTAGGCTTCCATCATACAATGCATCTCCAATTTTATATTTAAAAGAATCTCCAGCGTGGTTTAATGTGGTACTGGCGTTGTTTGAGTTATCAGGTAAGAAACCTAACTTTTCAAATTTGTTGTATAAAATAATACCCTTTCCATAATCAATAGATCCAAGTATGTCTCGAATCTGAAGACTATTACCTGAAGAATCGGTAATATCCCCAGCCATATTATTGCTTAGTATATAACTACGCATACAAGAATCTAAGGTATTTAAATCAATGGTTTCTTTTACCCATTCAGTGGGTTCCATTCGGTATATATTAACCAAGTCATTACTACTTGAGTTTTGGATAGCTCTGTTAATAACAATACAATAACGATGGCTGCCATCTACATCTAAAAAATGGTAATATAAATTATCATCATTATACGAAGGCATGGCTGCATCGTCACCACCTGTAAAATCTACAGCTGTTACTTGATTGCCTGTACCTCCAGTAAAACTAGCAATAGTAAATTTAGCAGCAGTACCACCTGAAAATGGTGTTGTTATTGTCACATTGGAATCAGTAACAGTATCTGTTATTGCTGTATTACCGGCAGTGCCTGCTGTATCTTGAGTTAAAGTCACATCAAATTTAGATGTTCCTGAATTATAAACAGGATCTGATGCTGTTATATTTATTGAATGTAAGTTTATAGCCTTAGCAAATCTTTCTGCTATGCAGTTTCCTCTAAGATAAACAGTAGCACCTGTGCTTGTTGTTTCTACTACCTTGATACCAACTGTTCCACTTGTTAATGAAGTAGATGTGTTATCAAAGGTAAATGCTTGTGTTGAAGATCCATCGTTTAATGTGATAGATTTAGTATGTAAGCCAGAGTCACTTGCTAATGTATCTTTATGAAAAGAAATTACAGTAGTTGCAAATTCCCCATCAACGTCTGATGTTATTGCCGTGTTTCCTCGTCTAGATGCTACGTCTTGTGTTGTAGTTACATAAGAATTTCCAGAAGACCATGCTGAAGTCATGGCTGCATCATTATTTGTTTTGGCAAGAGTTATTGTATTATGTAATCGTTGTGCAAAGTTAGCTGTTGAATCTGTACCAACTAAATTACAAGTATATTCTGTCGGACTGACTTTTACATATGCCCCTTCTGAACCATAAGATTCATTTAAAAAACGATATCTAATTGTGGCATTACTAGTGTCAGTAAGGTATACCGATTTGCCTGCATAATCCGCTGCGGCTGTTGATGTAAAAGTTATTGTTCCTGTTGCTTTAGCTTGATCAAGCGGCCCTTCTTTAATAGCAGATCCAGTCAGCTTAGGTGTAGAAGATGTTGCATTGCCATTAGTACCTCCGGTACTTTGTTTTATTGTCACAACATTGTCTGTTCTACTTACAATTACATTTAGTTTATTATAAGTTTCTTGTGTAGCATACGTGATAGCATTTTCAATTGAAGCAGCTATGTGGGCAGCTGTTTCCAACCCCTTTATACCAATGATAGAAGGTGTTGCACCGTCAGTACCATTAATAAATGAACCACAAGAATTACATGGATTTGAATAACCATCTCCACTGCCTCCCAAACAAGTATGACCTGTTATTTGCAATGCTGTTCCAGATATAACATGGTCGGGAATGTGAAAGCCTCTAACTGTATCTAAGATTTCTGTGTTGCCAGCTGCTCCGGGTAAGTATTGTTCTATTGTTAGAGTAGCTGTACCATCACCATGATCTGTTTCTGTAAATTGAAATTGATTTGCTCCGAAGGCTACATCAATAGCTTTTTTAAAGTTTTTTACTCGTTGTGTATTAGTTGCATTTCCGCCTGAACCATTGTCTAATTTAACATACCATGCTGTAACAGTACCATCAGAGCCAGCCCCTGTTATTTCAGACTCACTTTCATTAAGTATAGCCTGTGTATTTGTTAATCTAAAGTACCTAGACACGTTTCCAGCTATACTATTTGAAGTTATTTTTATATATGGAACTACACTTCCGATGTATTCAGCAGAATCTGTAGCATGAAACTTAAATTGCGCTGTTGCTTTAACACCAGAAGAAATAGTATGTCTGTCTTTATCAAAAGTAAAAGTACTTGTTATTGAATCAGCAGACGAAGATCCATTATCAGTTATAATTAAAGTTTTGTCATCGAGATCATCAATATTAAACAAAGATGGTACAGTTATTGTTGCGGTTGCTTTTACACCGTCTTCATCATTCCTTTCTCCATCTAAGTATTTAATACTAAGAGATCCATCAGGCTTGTCTGTTACAATGTGAGAAAAGGGAGGTCTTTTTTCAGCTGATCTCTCCAAAGAAAGAACAACATTATCTGCATTTTCTACTTCTGTTGGTAGTCTTTTACTAGGTGCTTGCCTAGCAACTCCTCCAGATAAAGAATGAATTGGTATACGAGCTGTTCTGTTTGGAGATTTTGCCATTAGTAACCCTTTCTAACTCTATCTATCCTGCTAAATGTACCCGGTCCATTTCTTTGTGAACCAAATCTTCGCCAGTCAGACCCCAGCAAGAAGCTTCGTCTTTTAGAATGAATATCAGATGCTTTACCTTTAGCTGTATAAACAACTTCTCGTTGAGCAAGGTACTGATCCACTCCCGGATCGCCCTGTATTATCATTTGATAGTCTCTTGCTGACGCTGACATAATTGCCCTTTGCATAGGGGTCTCAATATCTTGCCACTCTAAGTTATAAACCAGTTGCACAGTAAATTTATTTTCACTAACTTGATCAACTTTAGATTCCCAACTAGCCAGTTGCTCAGTAACATTAAACAAATAAGGAGATGAACCACCTCGGTATGTAACCTGAATAGGAAGATCAAACTCTTCGTCTGTAACTGTATCTAACAAAGTAACTTCTAATGTTGTTGATGGTAGATAAATATATCCATTACTATCGGGAGTATATTTCTTTACCAAAACATTATTAACTAATCCTCTCATAACCATTGACATAATATTATCTTCTAATATTTTTTCTGCAATAGCAGTATCAACACTTGAATCATCCTCCAAATGATTGACAATGTGTTCACCACTATACATTAACATATGGTTGACAGCATCTAATTTGGAAAATGATCCCATGACTAGTCTCCTTTGTATTGAGCCTTCTTATTTAAAGCTTCTTTTCGTTTAGCACAGCCACAATTCTTCTTTTTTGTTGGGGCAAACTTACCACCAAGTCTACCAAGTGTTGCTATATAAGCAACCTTTTCTACCGTATCTCCAAGACCTTCTGATTTTTTCTTAAGTGGATTATCACTCATTAATAAAACCTCCTTTATAAAAAAATGTCCCCCGGAGTTTTCACCCCGGGGGACCAAGTAGTTAACACTAATGTGTGTGATCAATTAAGATCAGGTTCCAACCTCAGCACCGCAGATAGCAGCGCAAAGCTCTGGACGCAGGACACCACCGCCACGCATGACCGAAGCCACGGTGAACTGAGTGTTACGGCGGACATCCTTGATGGAGTCAACCTTCATACCCTGCAAGCTGAGGGACGCAACTGCATCCTTCTGCCAGATAAGAGCCTTAGTTGGGAACATGGAGTCAATTGCTCCACTGGTTGCCGTAGTAGCACCAGCATCACCAAATCCACACCAGTCAAAGTCATACTTTGAATCGCCAAGATCACGAATAATTTCGCGCTGAGCAAGAGATGCACCTTCACCTTCGGTTGGGGTATCATCATCTTTAAACTTAACTGAACGGTCAGGAGCAGTGAGGACATCTTGGAAACCAGTGTCAGAAGCTACGGTAAGTTCGCCGGAAGCGACTGAACCCTCAGCTT